ACAGTCAAGTATCATCACTGACATGCCACCATCCATAGGCTTGAATACGCCTAGCGTGATGCAGCCAGTAGGATCGTTGATGGTCTTGTCGCTGGTGGCGCAGTCATAGGACTGCACGATGAACTCCAGCTTGGGGAATGGTCTGCCATCAGGCCAGAGTCTGAACCACTCACGCTTAACGATACCACCGCTCTCAGGATCAATGAGCTCCGCATGGATCTCTTGTTGGCCTAGCTTAGTGCCTTCGTACTGTAGGATCTGCTTCTGGAATGATGGTGCAAGGTTCTTGATGTTGCTATATGTGGATGCTCTTGTGACTACTACGTCATCGCTTTCCCTATCAATAAGGTCAAGGATGACATCCTTTGGCTTTGGTGTTGTTGAGCATATGAGCTTCGTTCTCTTACCTAGACGAATACCAAACTGAATCATGTCCCATGAGTCTTGTAGGTAATCCCATGCTGCCAACTCGTCTAGCCAGCCACCGTGGAATTGAGGGCCACGAAACCGTTCAGGTTCTGATGCTGGGATGCCTTTGATGAATGAGCCATTGATCAGGTGTATCTCATGCAGTGATGAGTTGTACTTAACGATGAGCTCTTTTGGAATGACCTTGAGCAGGCCAGAGTCACCTTCAAAGCATGTGCCCTTTAAGTCACCAGATGTTGGAGCTGATACTAGCCAACGTGTGCCAGCTTCTTCTGTTGCCCATTTGCCTAGCGTTTCTGCTGCAGCTCTCGTCTTACCTGCGCCACGGCCTGCAAGCATAAGCCAGATGTTCCACCAATCACCATCAGGCTCGAATTGATGTTGATGCGCTTCCTTTACCCATTTCAATTGCCAAGTAGCAACAATCTGTGAGTAATAGTCTATCTTGGAAAACTCTTTACTGATGTATGGCTCATCATTGAGTATCTCTGTAGCAATACTACTCATTTGTTCTCTATTGTTTCGACTTGACGTTGCTGCTTAATAGATTCAATCACATCTTTGAATACGCCTAGATTGATTTGTATCGCCATAGGGCTGATCTCATCAGGCTGCACAATCTTATCGCTGTACTTCTTAGGATTGAACTTAGCCAATAGTTTTAGGCGTGTTTCAATGCGTAGTTTACTGCGCTGTACATGTTCACCATTGAGCTTGTAACTGACATTGCCCTCTTCATCATATACTTCCATCCAGTCATTGGTAGCGTCATCAGCAATTTCAAGGCATTCTTCAGCCATCCAGTCGTATCCCATGTCTCGCGCATACGCGATGGCTGTGGAAAGTTCTGGATCTTTCTTCATCCAGTCATAAACTGTACGCCATGCAGGGAATCCTTCCTTCCTACATATCTCTCTTAGTGGAATGCCTTCTGATAGCATTTCACATATGGTAGTTGCTGTTTGTGGGTTATATGTTGATGGTCTACCGTTGGGTAGATATTCTGATGGGTCTTTGCGTTTTGTTGCCATGATTCCTATCCTTCCACACAATATCTCAGTGCATTGATGGATAGAAGTTTAACTGATAATTAGGGTTTTTGTGAAGTATGTTTGTTGTTGGCGATCCACGTCATTAGTTCTGCGTGATCTTTGTATTCATCGGGATTGATGCAAGTGACTTGGAATTCTGTTTCTGTTTTTGATATGCGGATGAATCCATGTCCGTACATTGCTGCGTTTATGGTTGCATCCATCATTGCTTGTTGATATGCACTTACGATTTTATTGTCTACCATTGGTTTGGTTCCAATTCATATGTCATGTCAAAAATATCTGGTTTGCATGGATAGAACTCACCCTTCACGCCTTTGATGATCCAGTCATGTGGGGAAACAATATGCTCGCCTTCTAGTGTAGGGATAGTAAATCTAACTGGGCTTTCACCAACTTGAATAACGGCTGCTTCACCATTTAAAACGTTTCTGGTTATAGCAACAGCATTATCCCATGTGCCATCCCATTGCCATGCATCAATCACTACAGGTTTTTTGCGGAATTTCATATTGCTTCCTTTGTTTGGTGGGACTACTCACATAAGATTTTTGTTATCCGTCGAAAGATAATGCTTTCGTCCCGTTGAGTGGTGGGGTACTTGCGTTAATGTAAGTTGAGCACAATACATTGTGGCCTGAGTAGAGTCAGGCTGGTGCTTTCCCCCATAGACTATTCTGCTTCGCTGCGAAGTATTCTATGTTCTGCCCATTGCTTATATGCTTTGAGCTCTTTGATCTCTTCCTTTAGGCGTGTAATCTCGCCCTTCTGATGACTCATAATTGATGTTGCACGTTCTATCCAATCCGATACTTCTTGCGGCATTGAATAAAGCGGTTCTTTAGTCTTTTTTGGTGCGCCCATATGGAAAATAGCTCCCGTAATCATCTTCAGTTAAACCCTCTACTTTTGGTAGCGGATCGAATAGAGTGCCATTGCCACTCTTGTTTGTTGTCATGTTAAGGTAAGTACGCAAGTCTTCATGCTGTTTCTTTCTGCGTTCTGCACGGTTACGTCTATGCTCACGTTCTTCAGCTGCATCGTTATCAGCTTTTAAATCTTCTGTTGCGCCACGAATATGATCAATGATGCGTCTGTTTGTGTCCGACATGTTGCTGCTCCTAAGAATTATAAAGGTTCAATAATTGTTTGTGTTCAGCAATGGCTTGTCTACGCAATGTATTGAGCTCATCAGCTATGTCGCTGCCGCCAATATCACGAATCCAACCAGTGCCAATCCAAGTGCCTGAATGATATTGTAGTTCAATCCAGTTCTCACCCCAAGTAAGGTCGAAGTCATTGATACCATGCTCTAAGTAAACACCAATTGAACGCATGATCAAAGCACGACTTGGTTTACGGCCTTTGAAAACAATTTCTTGTGACATTTCTAACTCCTAGTTATAAACCTGCTCGATTGCAGTGGTGTTACTATAACTCACAGTTAGATTCTATGTCAACAACTTTATTGAAAGTCTTTCCAGTACGTTGCAGCCATAAATAATACAAAGGAGCTTAAGAAGCATACTATAAAATACATCCAGTCTACGAAGGTTAAGCTTTTAAAGTAATTGATTAGTTTATTCATTATTGCCTCTGACTTGGAATACGGTTACGGATGGCTTCAGCGATGTATGATTTAAATTCTTTTACCATTGGATTACCAACGGCATCAAAAGATTTCTTTTCCATTTCTTCAGCAATGTCTGCACATGCTGCACGCTCAATCATGATAGCCTGCTTAGTGGTTTCTATCGCCACCTGCATGATTTCTGCCTTGGCTAATACCAAAGCCTCATCAAATTCTTGTTGCGTGTATAGGTCGATTGCGTTAGCACCGCCTAGTATCTGTTTGCCTAGCTTACTTAGTTCAGTCATGTTATTTCCTCGCTTATCATCCCAAATACGCCACCATTGCTCATGACGTACCAATATTCAGAATTCCAACCTTCTCGATCATCAAAGACTCGACCCTTTTCAAATGTCAATGTATTAGCTGGTACCTCAAAATATTCTGCCACAGCATCCAACGTAGCAGGAATGTTTCTCATGGTCTCCATGCTTTCTACAAATAGACCTCTATGTTTACGGGCTTTCATTGTTTGATTGGCGTAACTGAATTGACATTGATTTGTGTAGTGCCACCACCATTCCATGTAATGAAGTAGAACGGATCTTTATACAGATAGCAGCCATCAGTTAATTTGACTGCGTTGTTGCCTGTGCTATACATGTAATACTGATTAGGCACTCTAGCACCAGTGTTGATGTATATGCATGGCGTGAACGTAAAGAACATGAACCCACCAGCTGAGTTTGGAGCATAGGAGAATTCATTTTCAGCGTTGGCAGCCGTGGCTATCAACATCAATGCTAATAATAGTTTATTCATCATCCACCTCTAGTTTAATTTTTCCTACATATTCAAGTAATACATTATTTTCTTTGCCTGTTGAAAAATGTATTTTTCTATCATTTTCTGATTTATATACATACAAATACTGTAGTTCTTTAGGCTGTGGTTTAATGCGGAACTCAAAGTCATCATCATGCCAAATTGGTGTTGGGTCTTTTGCCCATTCTGTGTATTCTCCAATTAAGTCATCAAAATATCTATATTCAATCTCTGCACCATCAGCCCAAGCGTGAATTTCTTTTGCCCATTTATTTGGTTTCATGATTTAACTTCCCATTTTCTTTTTGTTGTTTTCATAGCCTGCTCCAAATGTTTAGCATATAACTTATCTGTTTGTTCAAAGGCTTGCACATATTCCATCAATTCGGTTTTTGTATACCATCCTTCAAGTATATGAATTTGGCTTTTACCATGTGTTTCATAAGTAAATTCACTCATTATTCTTTACCTCAAAATGACGTTCTAATTTGTTTTCTAAGATGTATGCCTCAAAGTCATATCCGTTATATTGAGCAATGGTAAAAAATGGAAACATTCTTATCAAAGTTGCTAGTTCAAAAGTGGTTATGTCTTCTTGCGGATTATATGTGTATTCTTTTTTCCCAGAATGGATAACCAAGTCTTTAATTGGAAACGGAGCCATTGATATCGTGCTATCTAATGCAATTTCTGTTGCCAATTTATGTGGTTTCATCTTTAGCCTCTTCACGATTGATTGCTTTTACCAAGCGATATTTAACATGACTGTCATCCAGACCAATCCACTTAGCTACACGTTTAGGAAGCCATTTAGTGTTTTCAATAATGATTGAATAGTTAGAGCAAATATCATCGCATTGCTTTTGTGTAATGTATTTTTCTTTTACTAAGCCGACCATTGTATTTATAAAGGCCGAGTTTAAATGCCCTTGAAGCTCGTCATCTTGAAGTATGTAGCTCATAACATCACCTTAGCCAATGCAAACTTGGCAACAAGTATAAATGCAAGCAACATAACAAATGAAAGGCGACCAGTCCATACAAAATGTCTGGCATGCTTTCTGTAGAACTTACTTGTTTCTGTATTGATTAAAGCTATCTGCAGCCTAAGCATGTCTATATCTTCTATGGGACGCATACTTGTGCGATTAACATACAGTAATCCAATCTGCACGCCTGTCTTGGTGGGAATAGGTTTTTCCATGATTATCTCCTATATGGGCTTTCGCCCCTGGTCGATTAGTTTGTTGATGAAACACGGATAACTGCGTTCTTGCTAGTGAAACGTGCAACTTGTTCTTCTGTTGCACCTAGTTCTGCTAACAAACCTTTGTAATCAACTTTTGATGTCTCATACAATGAAATTGAAACACCATACTTCTCACCACGATGTTTGCCTTCACCGTATGTATTGGTGATGTCAGATTTTAATGATTTAGCTTGTACTTCTAGACGTTTGATTTCAGCATCTAGTACTGCTAGTTGGTCGATAGGGTTAACGAGTGACTCTACCAATGATAATGCTTGGATTTCTGCTTGAACTTCAATCATTTTAATTCTCCTAAATAAACCTGCTAACGTTGCAGTGATGTAACTATAACTTGGAGTTAGATTCTATGTCAACACATTTGTGCAAATATTTTTAATATTTTTTTATATTTATAGCCGTCTTTCAAGTAAAGTCTTGAAAACATTAGCAATTGTTACGTTTAAAGCATCCAGCTCATCCATTTTTGCTATGCGCCATGCAGCCTTTTCTCCATGCCAGCCCATTTTGCTGCCTTGATGGCATGACTTACATAAAGCCACCACAGTGTAATGCTCGCCTTGCTCAATGTGATGGGCATCGCTGGGTGCTGCTTGACCGCATACAGAACATGGCTGCTCTTTTACAATGCCTACCCATTTACGTTCTTGTGTGTTTAGGTTGCTGTTCACAGGCCAAGATCCTTATGGGGGAATTGAAAGTAATTGTCATCCTTAGTGCCAATATCAGTAATTGGCACACCATCTGGATTTGACGGAGCTGCACCACCATTTTCTGTGAATGCGCCAATTGCATGGGTTTTTAATTGATCTAATAGGCCTGCAACCATGTTATAGCTCAATGGGGACTTTACCAGCCCTTGATTGCGTTCCATCAGCTCACCAACGATATCAATCTGCTGACGGATGATAGCCATCACTGCTAAACGATGATCACGTTCAAGGATTTCTTTTGTCCATACTTTTTGTTCATCAATTCTTTTCATCACATCACCGCCTTGTCCATTACCCTGTTAGAAGCTTCATTTGATCGCCAGACATCAATTCTTGCCTGTGCTGATACCAACCCCCATCTAAGTTCTTCTTCACGCTCTACGGCACCTTCTAGGCCTTTTAGCACCTCAATGTAAGC